GATCCATAACAACTACAGTAGCTCTTGGAGAAATTACGTTAAAAATATCCGCAGCTGCAGTAGGGTTGACATTGATAGTTAAGTTAGTAGGAGTAGTACAGTTGTCATATGCAATATGTAGTCGGTTTTGTTCAGACCAAATAACTTGATCAGAAGTCATAGGCATTTCTGCTCCGACCATACGTAAAAAGCCAGATAACGTTCTGTTGCCATATCGCTCTACTTCTTGCTCATAGATCTCAGGAAGATACTGTTGAGAGAAATCGACGAAGTCAGCAGCAGCTGCATCTGTCCATTGTAGATAATTTGACTGTAAAGCTTCTTGCTTTTGAGTTGGGATTATCTTTCCAAATTGTGGTGTTAAAGCCATTTTTTAAATTTTTATTTATTAAATCTTCTTGTTTTTATTTTAAGTTTTGAAGAATCAGCACCACTAACAGCTTTTACTTTTAATCCCTTTACGAATACTTCACCTGAAGATATTTTTCTAGTTTCAGTCGATATGTTTTTAGACTTAGCCATAACATCTTTAACAGCGTCAGCTTTTCCTTGTTCATAAAAATGATTAGCAATAGTATCAGCATTTTTAGCAGCATATAAAGCTTTATGATAACCTGAAAGATCCGATATTTTATTTTTTTTATCTAGGAACGTCCCGATAAAGTTAGTAATATCAGCTTGATCATTAGCTATCTGCGTTGGATTTTTAACTCCGTATCTAAATTTTTTGTCTCCAACATTGAAATCAAAACCTTTGAAATCATTAGTTAAAAAACTTTTAGTACGACTAACAAAATCTTCGTGCATTTGCTTTACATTTTTTTGCTCTTCGTTATATCTATTGAAAAAATCCATAGCTTTTTGTTGGTCTTGATTTACGCCTGGTCTCAACTTGATCTCATCGTAATATTTATCTTTCAATCCCTCTAAAAAGTTTTTAGCTTTTCCAACTTCTTCTTTATACGCTATTTTCTTTTTGCGTATATCTTTTTCTTCGTCTAACTCTTCATCGTATGAATAATCTTCTAATAATAGATTTATATCTTCATAGTCTAAATGTGGACGAGTTTGTTTATAATATTCTCTAATCAATGTATTGCTATCTACATCGGAGTAATCTGCATTTAATCGAACATAATCTTCGACTGTACCACCAGTTTCTTCCATAAATGAAACTAGCTTTTCAATATTTTCAGGTAGTTGTTTTTCTGGTTGCTGAACTTCTTTTGTTTCTTCAACAACTTGTTTTTGTTCTTCTACTTTTGTTTCAATAGGATCTTCCTGAATTAAAGTTAAAGGAGATTCTACTTCTTCTTCGGTGGTCCGTATTTCTTCAACCACTCCTTCGCTGTTGCTACTGTCTTTTGATTCTTCGACAACAACATTGCTATCATTTGTCTCTTGTGCTTGAACGGCATTTTCTTCCTTTTTTTCTGTTAAATCTATTTTAACTACATTTTTATCTTGAGTTTCTTTTTTCTCAAGTTTAGATAAATCTACTTTAACAGGTTCTGTTGTGGTTTTGCCTAAGTTTTTAGGTTTAGTTTTCTTGCCTTTTAAAGAAAACTCGCCTTCATTTTTAACCTCTTGGGTTGCATTTTCTTCTGCCATAATATAATATAATTAGATAATTAAAAGTTTTTACCGAGGTTCAAACTGTTCTAGTCCAAAGCCTCCAAGTGAATCATTACCAGCTGACTCAAAGTTTTTTGGTAATTCGTCATTTTGTCTTTGAGATATCATTTCAGATTGTTGCGTACCAATTATTCTAGCACGCTCATCTTTACGATTTTCTATTTCTTTTTCTTTTTCTTTTTCAACTCTAACTTTAGCTTCAGCCAATTGAATATTGTAATTAAACTCTTCAGCCATTAATTGCTTTTTAATTTCAGCTTCAGTTTGCATGCGTTGTATTTCAAACTGTGACTTACCTTGTTCTAATTGAAGTTTAGTCTCTGTAAGAGCTTGTTGTTTTTGCATTTCAGCTAAAGCAGCTTGCTCAGCAGCTTGAGCATTAGCTTGAGCCTGTGCTTGTATATTAGCTTGAGCAGCTTGTTGATCTCTTTGTTGTTTTTGCTTGCGTTTTATTTTAAGCATTTGATTAGCTAGCTTAATATTAGATATCTGCTCTATATCTATAATGTCTTCTAAATCAACACCACCAGATTGCAAAGCTATTTGTATATTTTTCTGAAGCATTTGCTTATCTTCTTCTTCAGGTTCTAACTCTAAAAATATACCAAACTCATGCATATTTAAACTGTACATTTGTTCTAAAGTATTAGTATTAAATACGCTTATGCTATTCATTAACGCTTCTTTAGTTAAAGGAAAACCTAACATATCAGCTGCTCTTAAACTTATATTTTCAGCAGTTCTTACAGTTAGATACATAAGCGACTGTAATATGTGTTTTGTAGCTGTATTAGACGCAGCTGCAGCTAATTTCTGTAAACCTACTAGTGAGTCTTTAGCTGGTTGACTACCATCTCTAGCTTCGTTTAACCCAGTCACGTCGCGTATCATTTGTAAATAATATTGATACGTTTGAGTTAAAGCTTGTATTTTGTTTATACCAGAAGACGATTGTAGCTCTTGAATAGGTACTTTACCCGGGTTCATGTCGCCGTCTATAGTCTTAGATCTACCAACTATACTACCAGTTTGAAAGTACATGTTTAAAGCTTCTTGAGGATTGTAATTTGTACCATTACCTAAATCCACTTCAGCCAAACCGTCTACATCTACAAACACACCATCTGGCACCATACGCGCTAGCACTTGTTGTATTTTTAAATGAGTAAGTTGTATCATATCTGCAAAGCTAATACATTTACTAACTAAACTTTCAATACGTCCTTTATACATACGAGGCGCAGATACACTATAATTCATTTGAACTTTAGTTTGATTACTGTAAGGTCTTGTCATGTTTTCAGCAAGTTGCCATCTTAACATTTTTTCTTGACCTAGTATTTTAGCGCCACTATATAAAACTTCAATAGCTCTATGTACTCTTTCAAAGTTATCATTTACAGGTGGGTTGAAATCACCTGGCTTTTCTAAAGCTTTTAATAGACCTTGATCTGTTTCTTTTATTTTAAATACTTGATTATTGTAAGTTTTATATTCAAAGTACAAAACTTGTACGTTGTTATAGGTGTCATCTTGCCCATAGTAGTTTCTAGTATAATTAGAGTCACCTGGATATTTTTGTATTTCTTCTAGTTCAGTATCGGTTAAATAAGGAAATTCTTTTTTAAGCTCTTCTAGACTAATGCTTTTAACTTCTCCAACATAATAAATATCTTCAAAGTTTGGATCTTCTGTGTATGAATAAACTAAATTAGCTGGATCTACATATTCTACTGTAACTCCATTTGCCAAGTTAAAACTAGTTTTTACACATGATATACCCAACACGGTTAAATCATACGCTAATCTTTTTTTAGTTTCTTCGTATTTATTGTAATCAAATACGTTATTTATTAATTCTTCTTCAGCAATTTCTACAGCTTGTTTATAATTAAGCTGCATGTGAAGCTCTAATTCTTCTTTACTTTGTGGTAATTGATCTTCAGGTATGTTTGATTTTTTAAGATCAATACCAAAATTGTTTTTTGCTTGCTGTATTAAATCTGCAGCAAATGCATCTTCTGCTATACCTTTAGCGTGGTTTGTTCTTTCTTTTAATGAATATGGATCTGTAGCAAAAGATTTAATTTCATAACCTTTATCTGTCATACCATTCACAACAATATCTACAAACTTAGACAATACTGCAACTGGTTTCCAGTCTAAATTTAAATAAGATAAATCACCATTGATAGATAATTCATCTTTATATTTAGCTACAGACTGTTCGCCTCTAGCATACAATCTTAATCTATGAAAATCTTGCCAGTTGTTTCCAAAACGACCGCCAGCTCCTAATCCCCGATCACCTCTAAACCATTCGTTTTCAATAGCTCTACCTACTTGAAATCCGTAGTCTAAAGTATTCTTTTCTACATCAGGTACTACCTGGCTTGGAAAGGAACTATTAACGTTAGTATAAACCATTTATTTTATTATTTTTGAAGTACTACCAGTGTTATCATATTTACCAAAAGATAAATTAACAGGTTGATTTTGAACTTTATATATTGGTGTATATTTATTTTTATTACAAGCCATTATAGCTAAACCAGAACTAATAGACGCATCATACTTTGTTCTGTTATTTATATTAAATTTAGCCCAGTCTTCTAGTGTTCTTTGAAAATAAATATTACCATATCTATTTTGCCCCGCGCCCACGTAATCTTCTATATAAGATTCTATAGCAGCAGCATGTGCTTGTTTAATATCTTCGCTTGAGTTAGGTATACCACCTATTTCTTTTTCAGACACTGAAAGTTTATTGTAAACTTTATCTGGTCTATTAATTGAAAACCTTCTATAACCTCTACGTTTTAAATAATATAATAATCGAGGTTTATTGTTTTCTGCTAGTATAGGCATACCATAAAAATGCAATGCCATTAATACATCTTCAAAAAACATTTCAGCTGTTTGAGGTCTAGCTATATATTCTAAAAAAAACATATTAGCAGGAGCATCTTCCATACTAAACTTTGTAAGTCCGTGTAAAGAACCTTTAGATCCTTTACCATCTACAGTTCCTGATATATCATAAGAGTCACAACCAAATGCCCCAATGTGTTCATTGCCAGGAAACTTAATATTATTTTTTAATAAAACTTTATTTTGTAGATGTAATGGCGGAACCCATGAAACTAAAAATCTACCATTATCATTAGGAGTAAACTCCACTAATGTATCTTTTATACCACCAGCCCATCTAAAAGAACCTTTAGTTACATAACCAGAGTTGTTTAAATCTTCATTGTAATCTATTTGTTCGTAAATTTTACTTAGATTAAATAAAGACTCTTTTGCTTCATCTCTAAATGCGTGTTGCTCGGTGCGAGGAAACTGTCTATAGTATTCATTTAAACCGTCTTGATCATTTTTAAGACCATCAACTTCATTCTGCCAATGCTCTATAACACCTTGGTCGATAACTTCTCCATATGGCCCTTCAACTGGTTCTTCTGGTGTATCGAATACAGAGTGTCCATAAGAATCAATGAACCCTTCGTAGTTCCATTCCATAGGTATGAACAAAGAATATAGTCCCGAGCTAGTCTGTCCATTGCGGTTTCGTTTAGTAACGTCTGAATCTTCGTATAATTTTTTAAAATTTGCTCCACCTTTATCTAATGAGTTTGAAGTTGAGCCCATCATACACTTACCTACGATTCTAGAACCTAATCTAAGCGTTGTTTTTGTAACTCGCCAGTTGTTTAATATGTTATCTGGACGCTCCCACTTACCTGATTCATCGTGAGCTAGTAGCTTTAATTTCTCCCCGTCATACGAATTGTCTCCCGTGTTTTTCCAGTCAATTGTTGTGTCGAGACCTTCGAGTTCCTCCGGCCCTTGGCCTTGATCAAGTTTTCTTCTTGTAAGTTTTGACGCGGGTACTCTATACGCAAGTTCTGTTTTGGGGCGATCCATTCCGTCTTGTATAGGTTTAAAGAAAAACGGATAATTGACGGATATTGGTACAACCTTATCTGTGAACATCTTTTTAGCATCGGACCCAGATTTGGACAATATCCCAAACCGTGAATCGGAAGATATTGTCGCTTGATTAACCAGCTCTCCTGATGCCATGAAAGAAAAACCAGAGCGTCTGTTTTTGAGATAGCACATGCCATAACATCTTTGATCGGCTTTGCACGCTTCCCAGAATATAAAAAACAATCTGTTCGATTCTCTAAATTCAGCGGCGCCAACGTCAATTTTAGACCACTGCAAGTACATGTAATGAGTGCCAGTAATATAAGTAGGTTTATTTTTATTAATGAACCAAAAACCCTCATCGCGTCTTTTAAACTCCCCATCAATGTAATCATAATATTTTTCTTTAAAATACTCTGGCTTTTGATTCCACTCAAATACACTTTTAATTTTGTCTAGTTCTTTTGGATAATCAATTTTATTCCAAGTATTTTTTTCAAACTCATAAGAGTTATTTTCTTTTGGTAAAGCTATTTTTAAATTTTGTATATTATATACTTCACCTATTTGACCAGTCTTACTAATAACTATAACATCACTATCTTTGTCATAGCCATACTTCCATTGCTTATGTCTATTTTTTTTAGTAATAACTTTCTTACTTATATAATCAGGCAGTATTTCGTAAAGTGTTTGCGTGTAACTCATTTGGATCTACCTTCTGCAAAGCCTTTAAATGATTTAGCTTTTGTTTCTTGATTGTCACCTTCAAGCATAGCTTTTTCCTCTTCAATACGAGTAAGTATTTCAAACGCGTCAAAGATCGCTAATTTTTTAGTGGCAGCGGCGTTCTTAAGTCTATCAGCTGCAAGATCATCGTTTGATTCTACGATAGCTTCTTCTGCAACTTTAATAAGCTCCTCAACCGCTTTTTGCCCAGCTCGGATTATATTCTTTTTCGTCTCCTTTACGTTCATACTTCAAAACTATATCATTTAATTTCATACAATATAAGCGCTCTTTATTTATTAAAAAATCAAACTCACTATTTGGTTTGAAACCAACAAGATCTCCCTGGTTTATTCCTAGCGCTTCTAACGAACTATTACCTATTTTTAGTATACCTACAAGGCTTTGTTCTTTTTCGTTATCTAAAACGTTTTTACTTTTAATTGGCTTTACAAAACATCTGTCGCCAAAAGGTTTAAATCCAGTTTTGTTTTTATATAAATATACTTGATCTATAGAAACAAAATAAAGATCATCAACAAAAAAAGCTCTACCATTTTTTTGTTTACCCTTCATATCATACCATCTTCTAAAAACGTTATGATGTACTAATATTATATCACCAACATTTACAGGTGTTTCCAACATTAAAGGTGTAGATATAACTTCAGCATAGTTATTTACAAACTTAAAGCTTTCTACATTGTTGTTTAATATTAGTTTAGTGTCGTTTATGTTTATAGCATTATCATAAGTTTCACCTAATGGTTTTACTATAAAGTCATATAAGCTTTTCATTAATACTTCAAATCGTACTCAACAGATATAGCCATATTAGAATTAAACTTTTTCCATGGCATTACCTCGTTGTTTTTTTTAATGTAAATATTGTAAGAGTTATCTAGCTCATTAAATAAAATACTATTAATATTATGACCGCCGTATACCTCTTGACCTAAAGAATAATGCATAGCATCATTTTTATAATCAGAACCAATGCTGATTTTTCTTATAACGTTATTCATCTTCTTTTTTGATCTCAGTATATGTACCGTCTTCTAAATTAATATTAATAGTACCATACTTTTCTTCTAGACTTTTTTTAGTTTCTTCTATACCTTCATTTACACTTTTGACACGATGTAGTAAACTATGTTTCTGAGTTTCTAAACCTCCTATTTGAAGTAATATATCATTTAATTGCTTTTGCTGATCAATAATAGTTTTTAATTCTTGATCATCAATTTTATTAACTTTTTGCATTTGATTTAATTTTATTATTCTTTACTTTTCTTTGATTTTTCCCAAGTACGG